AAGTAACCGACCATTCATATTTAGAACCTCGCAACTCAGGTAGTACATAGTTGACGTTTTGCAACTGCTGATCAACAACAGAGAAGCCCGTTACAGTTATCTGGCTGAAGGTATTAGGCTGCATGATATTCGCAACAGTATTCCCGAAAGTATTCAAATCCTCCGAACTTATAGCCCCTCCATTGCTTGAAATGGCACACTTGACACTTAGGCTCACATCGTACAGAAAAGAGTCCTGCGGTCCTATTTCATTCGTGTTTAACCCGTAGACAAATATGTATGCGTTTGCTTCAAAGGTTGGGGTTTGCGAGCTAAACACAGGAACATAGCTACTCAATGCTGTATTATCCGAGAAGCAAGTAGAAAGCTCAACTACACCCCCATCATCAGCTACCCTTTGAACATAGCTTAGTTGGTAAGGCATCGCTGTATTCGGTGCTAAGACCTTATCTTTTAGCAGCGTGTAGACCGCCTTTATTATTTCACCTTGCGCTATCTTCATGTAACAAATTTACGGCTTGTAAAACCTCCCCTTGCATCTTTGCTAATATCGAAAGGTAATCTTCAGGCTTTTCATTCTTATACTTCTCAAAGCTCCAGATGTTCGTTTCACTTTTTATGTCAACTACAAAAGGCTCTTTTTCCTCGAAGGTTTCAACCTTCACACCTGCTTTTATAAATTCCTGCTCACTCATGTAGTCAAGTCCATTATTTGCTTCGCTAGGCCATAGCTCAGAGACTTTGTCCATAGCTTCGGCACTCCATAACCTTCCTGCACCAAAGCATCTGTTAAGGCCGTTCTCAGGTTGTTTAACTGATACGGCTCTTTGGCTCTTTGGTTCAACAAAGTAAACTGAACGGCACCCAATGTACTCCACCCCTCTTTCAATAGCATCAAAATAGAAATCGTCACAGCTATCAAGGAAAACATCATCACTACCCACCTGGAGGAAGTAGTCACACCTTCCGCGCATGGAGTTAAGTAGGTTGTTTTGCTTTTCGCTTAGTGGCTCGTTTGGCGATAGCACAGCGTGTGAAGGGTAACCATAATGTTCGACAACAGCAAATAAATCTTCAGGATTGGACCACCCCACAAAAAGACATATTTCTATCTCTTTCGCTCTCCACCTTCTGCGCATCTCTTTGAGGCTTGTCAGGGCGGCTTTCATTACTTCATGCCTACCAAAGACAGGCATCCAAACACCGACTATTGTCATTTAGCTTTTCTTAAAATGCGCTTTAGTGCGGCTTTGTATTCGGGAATTACAATATTATAAGCAGGTCTTAAATACGGCTGCGGTCTTTGCCTTTGAGTACCAAACTCAACAGGCTTGGCATACTCTACATTCGTGCCTACTTGGTATGTAATCATTGCCGACCGCCCTGTAAGCGATCTAAATGCGGAAACAGAATTGCCTACCCTTTGCACTGTTATACTCGCTCTTAATCGCCCCGTGTCGACTGGTGTCATTATACGAGCTTCTTTCTGCACTTCAATAGCCGCATGAGCTGTTGCCCTCTGCACATCTTCAACAACTCCACCGCTGTATCTATTCAGCCTTTTAAGTGTCCTTTGTATGTCAGCTTGGTCTATTTTGAACTCTATCCTCACGCCTGCTGTTCTATTGCCTCAAAGGTCACAAACTCACGCTTTTCATCTTCCAAAGCAGGACCATCAATGACCAATGTACGCCCCCTGTAAATAACCTTAAACACACTCGAGGGAAAGTCTGCACCATCGACACTACCCGACCAATCCAATCGAGAACGCATAGTTACTGAATAGCGAATGTCATTCTTTACCCTCGCATCTTCAGCACCCCTATTTGAACTCGACCGCCTAACAAATGCCCAATCGGTGAAGCTCAATTCTTCAGTAGACCTGAATCCCCCTGACTCGTCCGCGCTTGTCACATAGGCATAGCAAGTGACTTGCTCATTAAGCTTGCCGATATTCATTAGAAAAATAGTTTTGTTCTCTCAGCATTCAATAGCTGACTCAAATCTGTTTTGAGGTTGCTCACAATAGTACCAGTGACACTTATCCCTCTATTCTGATATAGCTCTGCCGTGATCTTTAGAATAGCCTCTTTGATGTTATCCGTAACCTCTACCTCTTCCATGCCGCAGATGTACGTAATCTTATATGAATCGTAAGTTGTAGCTGAAGGGATACGCACCCTTCCCCCTTGCAAAGTGTAGTAATCCGTTCCGCTTACTAAAGCTGTTTCGCTCCCTTCAAGATCGTAGCCCTTGACAGATGTCACGCTTGATAATGGTCCGTTAACCGCTTCGTAAATTAGTTCTCCATTGGGTATGTCGCGCACATCGTCAAAGCTCCATACAGTCGTCTCGAAGGTGTTGGTGTTTATGCTTTTGCCTATGTAGTTTTCAATATACCGAACAGAGGCTGCAAGCTGTGTATCTATAAGCGAGTCTTCGCCTGAGATATTCACGGCTTTAGCGTATGTACGGAACTCCGCTGCGCTTATTGGTTTGGCCGCTGTTATAGCTGTGATTCGTGTCTGTACTCTCATATAGCAAAGATACAAGCACAAAAAAGCCCCTAGTTAGGGGGCTTGGGTAGTTGCATATATATCGTTGTTGTACTCAATATTGTCCCTTATCCAATTTTTTTAGTAAGCACATGGCGCACCTCTTTTAGCCCAATTCTCACTTGCTGTTTTATCATCCCACCAGCCATTAAGAGCAATTTGCTTATGTTCCGTGCTTTTAGTGTTAGATTCTACTCCCTTGTAAAAGTGACCGTAGCTTATATCTACTATCTGACTTTTAGGAATCCATTGATCATTAACTAAGATAGCTTTTGACGTTAACCTCTGAATTGTTACACCTGCTGTACCAAAAGTTTTAGTAAGCGTTAGGTCTAAGAAATCACCTTCTTTTAGGTCGTTAATTCTGCTGTTTAATTCTACTTGTGTCATGATGCTTTGCTTTTGCTTTGTTTGATAGGTCAAATATAAGGCAAATAATTTAACCACACAACAAAAGATTGAAAATAAAAAAGCCCCTCCGTTTAGTTTTATGGAGAGGCTTTGAGCGAGCTTGCCCACTATGGGCGACTTCTAATCCCGACCTAAGAGCTTATTAGTTGTTAACTCGCTTTTCCTTTATCTCTTTCAATATCTCCCTCAGCACCTCTTCAATCTTGTTGATTTTGAAGTACCAAGTGACCAATTCACGTCCTACTATTACAAGCACTGCGAATACAATTAAAACTACTATTGCTGACATCTTACTTTGATTTTGGTTTGTTTGATAGGACAAATATATAAATAATAATTTAACCACACAAAAAAAAGGTGAGCCGAAGCCCACCCCTAAATTTATTCAATCAATCTCTACTAGGTAGGAGTGATGATGTACTTAACATTCGCAAATGTATCAGTAAATACAGCCTTGTCATGCTTACGCACGTGGGCTAATCTCTCCTCAACACGAACAGTAACCAAGTTCTTCTGAGCGTTGTCGCTGTCCTGTGGGAAGAACTGAATGCTTGGAGCTTCTCTTTGGAAGATCTGCGAAGCTGCTGTACTATCCCAACAGAAGAAGCTACCCTCTGCAACCGCTGTGCTGTGATAGACAGGCATTCCAAACAGACGAGGTGTGCCGTCAGCCTCAAAGTACACAGGTGAAACATACTGGCCGTTTGTTCCCTTCGCTCCTGCCATTTGGTAGAAGTCAACAGGGTTCAACACTACTCTATCTGCCATGAAGTCCTGAGATGCGAGATAAGCTTTAGCAGCTGTGATGCAATCCCAATTGTTAGGTGCAGCCCAGTTAGCTGTAGTACTCAAGTCGCTTGACGTTGCAGCATCAGCAGCAAGGCCGTAAAGATTCACAGTAGCTCCAGTACCTGTCAAAAGTTGGCTGTCCTCCTGGTTCATCAAAAGGCGCATCAACTCAGTAGACAAATAAGAAGTCATCCCTGCAATATCACCAAGCATCTGTGTAGAGATACGAGCGAAAGCAGCAATAACCTGAGCATTGAAAGTCTGCTCCGCCAAGTCTTTGTCGATTTGACTCTTTGCATTTCCTTCTGTCTGGTTTCCTGCTGTGCCTTCACCACCTGTAACCTTTGGGAAACGTACAGAATCGCCTGTCATAACCCCTTGAGGGATGAATTGACGAATGCGGTTCTTTCTATCCACTTCAGGAAGAATGGCTAAGCGTGTCTGCTCTGCTACGTCTCCAGTCGTTGAAGCTGCAAAGGTCATTGTACCTACAGCCTTAGTAAGCATTCGGTCAACAACCAAACCTTTGTGCGCTCTTGGGCTGCGAGCAAACTCTTTATAGTCCTCGCTGTCGTTCAATGCCTTGTACATCGCACCTTGAATAGTCGTCTCGGCTGCTCTGTTGCCCGACATTCCGAGCTCTTTCAGCTCTTTAATACGTGCATCTAGCTTATCAATGTGATCTTGCGAAGCACCTGACTTCTCGCCATACTCTTTAACAAGCCCTTTCAGCTCGTTGATCTGGCCCTCGTATGATGCCGTTCCCTTGTCGATCGCCTCGATGCGGTCGTTTAACTCCTTGCGGACATTGTCCAAAGAGCTTTTCTGGTCTGATGCAATTTTCTCTAATTGCTTTTCAATCTCCATGTCTTTCTTTTTTAGATGGATTTATTAATACGCTCCCACACTTCCAACAAGTTCGGCTGCTCTACTTCCAAGTGCTTGCGCGGCTCTTCCGTGAATAGTGAACTTAACGCCTTCTGTATTTGGGTGCATTCAATTTCTAGTTGTACAAACGCCTCATCGCTTAGGTTCTTCCCGTTGCGAAGTAGCTTCTGCATTTTTTCAAGCCTTTCGACTAATGTCTTTGCATCATCTTCTGATTTAACAGATAGAGTAGGCGTATCCTCGTTTGCTCCGATAACCACTGAGCTACCCTCGTAAAGCTTCACCTCTGTGAATGTCCTTACTCGCTCATAAGAGGGCTTTTCGTTATCATCACCATCATACTGCCACTTCAACCCCGCGAAGCCAACAGAATGCTCGTTTATGATTCCCGCCTCGTAATAGGCTAAAACATCGCGCCCCTTTGTACTGTTTACAAGCTTAGATTCAAAGTAAAGTCCGAAATCATCCTCCCTTAGCTCCTGAAGCTTTCCAATTGGCTCATAGCTTGAATGACTCCAAAGGTGGGCAATGCGCCCCTTTCCTTTCGGTCCATTCTCCTGAATGCTCTTTGAATAGCACCCTTTCGCCATGATGTCGTTATGAGCATCCACGTTACCAAAACGGGAAAGATAGCCCGTGACAATCCCTGCCTTGCCATCAACATCTTTGATTAGCATCTCGGAATCCGAAAACGATTTGTTTAAATGGACATTCATACGACAAAAATACTACGGGTAAAAAATCAAACAGAGAATGCAGGCTTGCCATCCGCCCTCTCATAAATCAAGGTACATCTGCAATTACAGCGGTTCTCTGCACCGCCTCTTGGGTCTCCTGGTCTTTGCATCTGCTTACCGCCTACCGTGAAAGTGCCGTTCAAAGATGCTGTCTTTCCATTCTCCTCCCTGTGTGCATCTCTTGTCCTGTTATCAATGGTAGCTAACCACACCTTGCGAAGATCTAAACCTAACTCATCATTGATTGACCTTATGCCCATATCAGAGCCGTAGTTAGAAGCTGTTAGTACTTCGGTTCTTGCGATTAGTTCGCTTCTCCATATGGCCATCTTTCGCCATTCAATAGGTATTCGCTTTTCGAGTAGCTCCATTGTATTTGGGATGCTTAACCCCTCATCAATAGCTTGGGCTACTATGTCCTGCACTATCCGTATAGCTACATTTTGACTTGTGGCTATTATGCTTGTGATGTAAATACCTGCCTCCCCGTTGACGTAGTTAAACATCTCATTGGACCATATGTATTCAAACTCCTGCCCCATCTCTTTCTTGGGGTTGTTCGACCTCTTAACCTTCGTGTACATTTGCTCGGCAAAGGATAGCCCTACATCGTTGTATAGCTGCTGAAAGGTAGCCGTGATGCCGTCAGGCTTCATGATGGTTGGAATGGCATTCAGTACAGCTTCAGGATTGGGAGCTAATGGCAAATAATCAATCAAAGGGTTTATCTGATCTCTGATTGACTTCTTGAAAGCCTTTGCGTATTTGCGAATAAACTTCGCCTTGTACCTTTCGTTTTGCAGCCAGTATTTGCGCTGCTCTCTACTTGTCATTGAGGCTATCAGCGTTTACCTTACTCGCTATCGCTTCAGGTTGCATCCCTGACATTGATAAAGGCACTTTAGAAGCGTTGATGTACACTTCGTCCATCATCTCATCCTCTATCGGATCAAAGCTCATCTTTTGCCGTGCTTCGTTCGGTGTTAGATACCAAGCCTTGTCCAACCACTCCGCAAGCTCTTTCATGTCGGCTTGAAGCTCAGGCACATTTGAAGTAACTACTTTTAGATAGGCGTTCTTTGCTTTTAGGTCTTTATATCTCGGGATTAAGCTCTTGCCAATCTTAGCATAAACCTTATTCGCAAGGGGCAAAACTGCATCGGTGTACATCTGCTGCCTCGCCTCTTTTAAGTTGGTGTAAGTCTTACCCACCTCGCTATTGAATAGCTGAGAGGGTACATGATAGATGTTGCACACATCTAAAAGAGTCATCTTAAGCGTGTCCATTATTGCCAAGTCAATGGCTGACAATCCGAAGTTGATATAATCTAAGTTTCCACTCGTTACCGCTATTGTACCGCTGTTGGATGTTCCCGACATCTTCCTGAACTTGTCCTCAAGATTCTTTTGTTGCTCTTCAGAATAGAATGTTTCCTCCATTCCAATCCCCTTATCAAACAAAACCCCAGGAGGTCCCATATTATCAAGCCCCTTTTTGTTCGCCTCGTAGCCTGAGTTTCCTGTCTGGACACTATTCCATGCCGCTCTGATAGGACTCATTCCGTAACGCTCCTGACCTTCGCCGTACATGTACTGAGCGTTCTTCAGGTGTATAATCTCGTCCTTTCCGAACTTCTGATAATCTCCACCCCTCCAAAGGCTAATCTCATAGCCGCTTATAGGCTCGAAGTAATTACCACCCACGACATCTGTAAATTGAGATGGCAAAACATACATCCCTATCGGCTTACCTGCGTTTGGACCATCTTCAGGAGCTTGGGTGTAGATGTAGCTGTTGCCCGTTAGCATCAAGTACCCTGCAATCTGCTCGATAAAGTCTAGCTTGCTCTGTTGGTCGTTTGGTGAGTACAGACGATCAAGCAGCTCATGTTCTAAAATCTCCTCTTCCTCTCCGTACTTGTTCTTAATGCAGATTCTCACATCAAGCTCTGATGCCTTTTGAGCTATCGCGCTGACAACGGCATAAACGTCTGGGTTCTTAGCGTATCCGTATTTGATATACGAGTCCTCTTTATCGTCGTGCCAAATAGGACCAACCCCCAAGTATTGAAGAGCCGCGTAGTACTTATTTGTGAGCTTCTCAGCTTCTCTTATCTGCTGAGGTGTCATTGATGGACGGATGCCCAGTGCTTTCTGTACAATCTTCTGTAATGCGTTCATATATGGACTTCTCGCGGCTTCAAAGTATTAGCGTAGCGAATAGCATCAAGAGCGTGGTTATAGGAATCAATTGGCTTTTCAGGTGACTTAGGTCTATCGTC